CTCGGCTCCTGCATCAGCCTGTCGGCAATCAGCAGGGCGCGGCGGATGGTTTCGATTACATCATCGTCAAGCATTGTTGCGTGTCTGCCGTTGGTGTGGTTATTGATTGCTTCCAAAGCTGCTTTGTATTCTGTGGTCATTTCAATCCACCTTCTGTTTAAATTGTTCGTATGCGGCGAGTGTTTGGCGGCATATATCGGCTATGTGTAAACCTGTGATTGGCTCAGTAACTTCATCGGTCGCATTTTTACAGGTGGCTTCAATCCGTTCCAGTGATACAGCCATCACCTCAATCAGTGCCAGAGCGTTGGGAATGGCGGTGCGATACTGGCAAACCTCATTTTCGAGATATTCAAGATACGTTCTGCTTTGGTCTGACATATCGCCAAGGTCAACATCCGATGGCTCCATCACATCGTTTGTGCGGTCAATCAGGGCTTTTAATTCGGTGAGGGTCATTTTAATATTCCTTCTTCATAGCCCTAACAGGGTTCATTTCCAGCAGGGCCGTAATCTGTTGCACCTCGTTGTAAACCTCCCGTTTCGGGCTGGCTTCCATGTGCTTAGTACCGTAACCCACTGTCACGCCGATATACAATCCAGCGGCAAAGCAGATCATCATGCGGATGCGGCCTTTCATTTTAGAAGCTCCGCTACTTTTTGTTCAAACATCCACGTTATTAGTCTGGGGTTAACATTCTCCGGCTGGTTGCTTTTCCATGCATGAAACTCAACCCAGTCAAACGGATATTTGTGCGGGGTTTCGGTCATTTTGTTTTCGCCTCCAATTCGTGCATTGAGTATGTTTCAACACACGCCCGATCAGTTACACAATCCACGTAAGCAACCTTAAAAATGGCTGATTTGCCATCAAATCTGTTTAAGAATTCACGCTCCGTTCTATACCCAAGATAAGAACCATTTTGTAGCAATTCAACGCCTACAATAGTTCCGTAATTAAAACGACCATCCATTTTTTCGCTGGATTTAATTTTTACCTTTTGGCGAAGTCTAAACATTACACAAACCTCCACTGAGCGCATACACGCTGCATATGACTTTCGTATTCATCATTCCAGCGTTCATCTTCAAGCTCTTTGCTGGCGATAATACGGTCAAGCGCGTATTCCGTATAGATAAAGCAGTCGTTCAAAATTCCTTCATTCTTTGTCATCTGGCAGCACCTTTTCAAGTAATTCACTAATCTCTTTCGCACGTTTCGCGTTATGCTCTGCCATGCCTTGGGCGAAAACTTCTTTCCAGTCAAATTCTGTCACAACGCACCCCCAAAAAGGCAGACGGTTAAAAGGAATAGGATTGATAGAAAATCGCGGATCATGCTTCACCTTTTGCTTTTGCCAACACCTTGTTCCATCGATCCAACATAAAAGCGTCTATCGGATGGCCAGTCTCGGCGAAATAAATACAAACTTCCTCCAAAGCCCCCACCAGCTCCTCCTGCGTATTCACCGCATTGGCGATGATTTCTGCCCATGCTTCTGAATGGCAAAAGGCGATGTCCTGAACGATGTGGCCTGTATGTGCGCCGCATGTTCTGATCTTATGTCCGCTTGTTGTTAATTTTTCCATGGTTTTGCTCCTGTTTTGTATCCCCATTATACGGCAAGCATTGCCTAATGCAAGCCCCTATTTCACTATTTTTAAAAATAATTTATACTTACATAATGAGACGCGCAGCCAGAACAGACGTTAACCAAAAAGACATAGTAAACGCCCTTAGAATTGCAGGGTTTTCTGTCTATCCCACCCACGCGCTGGGGGCTGGCTTTCCTGATATTGTAGTCGGTAAAAACGGCATAAATCTGCTATTTGAAATAAAAGACGGTGATAAGCCAAAGTCAGCGCAGAAACTTACACCGGATGAAGTTATATTCCATCGAGACTGGCGCGGGTCTGTCTATATTGTGACCAGTCCAGAACATGCTCTTGAAATGGCTATTTCTTTAACCGCAACTTCTTTGCCCGTTTTATGATTTCAGGCATTTTCAGTGACGGGATTTCAATCTCCCCGCTTTCCCAATACCGCAAGGTACGCTCGGCAACGCCAAGTTTTAAGGCGTATTCCCGCTGGCTGTAGCCCTTGTCTAGTCTATCCTGTCTCAAGTCCATTAACTGCCTCCATATGGCTGTAGTGTTACGTTTAAAGTATGCGCCACCATAAGCGTGGCATCCTGTAGCCTGATAAACTCCTCAACGCTTAAATCTGCTGTGCTGCGGCGTTCTACCAGTGTGTATTCTTCAAACTCATTCCCGCGCTTTACCTTTACCTGTCGGTGTGTAGGCTCGAACACGGTCAAAACCAGCTTGTCTTTGACTTCTTCCTCTGTATAGCCTGTATGCTCTGCAATGGCGCGAAACCAGCTATGTAGGGCGTCATTCTGTTCCCTTGTGCGGTTGCGCTTATAGTCGCCGATCTTTACCTGTTGCACTGGGTGCAAAGGCATGTTGCGGATAGCGTCAATGCATTGCTGGCGGTTTTGTTCGTTCCTAATGATAAACATCACGTCTCATCCTTGCTATTATACTCAAAGCTTCCCATGTATTGCCGCTAAATAAATACAAAGCCCTAGCTAGTTCATGTGCTTTATATACGTCCTTGTAAAAAGACACTTCCCCTATACGGTGGCTCAGGGAGTGGCATTCGTGGCACTGCGGCAATCCTCTGTCATCCTCACTTTTATATGCCGTTCCACCGCCGCCGTGCCTTCTGATATGCGAGGCCTGTGATGGATATGCGCCACATCTTGAGCAAGGTAGCGTAAGCAAAAAAGCAAGGTGGACTTTGTCGCGTATCGGCTTTACCTTTTGCATAATCAGAATGGGATATCCGTATCTTCAAAATCATCCCGACCGCTTGGCACGTCACCTTGGCTGTTCATGCCTTTGTGTGTTTCTGGCTTCTGGTATGGCGGTTTGACTGACATTGAAAAGAACTTACCGTTCTTTCCTTCCTTTACCCATGCGCTGATGTCAAAATCTTCGCCGTTTACGTTGATCTTGCCAGTGTAATCTGGGTGTGTTTCTTTTTCCTTGCGGTTGTTTTTAAAAAGTACGCCGCGATTTGTGTTGTCGTATTGCATTTAGTCTCTCCTTACATATGCGGTGATGCGTTTTCTAATTCGCTCTTACGCTTATCTTTTTCTGCTGTAATTTTTTTCCGCTGCTCTTCACTGAAAACCTTTATGCCCTTGTTGGTTTTTTCAACAACAGCTTTTAGGATCTCCAAGTCAGGGGATTTTTTAATACTGTCAATAGCCTGATCGTACATTTTCTGTACGGTTTCAGCATCAATGCCATCGCGGACTGACCCGCCCAGAGCATTAGCAGCTTTTGCGTCATCTGCATTTCTTGCGCCTGATACGTGCTTTTTTGCTTCCTCATCATCCATTTGCTTTTTTGTTGTCTTGCTTGTTTCGTCACTGGCTTTTGTGTCGTCCAGCAAGAAAAGGCAATCCATAGCAAGTTTTGTTGCGTAGGCTGACGTGGCTGCGGTTAATTGCGCTGCGTCCATGCCTCTTTTGCTCTCATCTTCTCTGGCAAATGCGTATGTCTCAACGGTTTTTTCCTTGTATTCAAGAGTAGCGTAAACCTTCACATAGTAACGCTCACCCACTAAGGCAATGTCATTTCTAGTCAAGAAATTAACCCCATCTGGCATGATGCTTTTAAGGGCTTCCTTAATATCTTCTGCCGAGCGGTAGTGATATTTACCAAAATTGTTATAATTAGACTTTGGAGCCTTCAAGTTTTTCTGGATAAAGTGCAATACTTCCTGCACATCCTTAAACTCAGGCTGTTGGTTTTGTTTCTCTTTGGTCATTTTCATCCCCTTCACAATAACGGCAAATAGGCTCACCGTGCATGTCTAATTGTTGTTCACTATCGTCTCTAAATCCGCAGTAGCATAAATCCATTGCTTTGCTCCTTTAAGTGTTGGGCAGTGCAGGGCTTGATACCTGCTCTGGAACTTCGACGAACTCGCGGCATTACCCGTTGGCAGTGTCCAGTCTTTACGCGTTTGCGTGTCCATCCACGCCGACCGCCCACATCTTTTATACGCAATCCTTGCCGACAATGCAAGGCAAAACTTGCCGAAAAAATAAATTATTTTCCGTCTTGATTTTCGCGCAATCTGTGTTTAATGTTTTCACAAGGGGCTAGGCCTGCAACCGAACCCAACGACCTTAGCGTTGTGCCCCTACTTTTTCCATCTAAGGCGACCTGCTAAGGGGGTTCTATGCAGTCATTACAAAACGCCATATCTGGCATACTCATTAAAGCCGCGCTATCGGCTAAAGACAAATCAATCCAAAAACAGCGCATCATGACTCTATGGGAAAGCGGGATTATTCCAGCCGAAGCCGTTGAACGACTTCTTTTGAAAATTAGGGGTTAATCATGGCTGGGTGGATAAAACTTCATAGATCAACTCTGGAATGGGAATGGTTTAAAGACCATAAGACATCCCATGTTTTTAATTATTGCTTAATGAAGGCAAATTTTAAGGAAGGTAAATTCCAAGGAAAGACTATTCCTGCTGGCTCTTTTGTTACTGGCCGCAAGGTTATGGCGGTTGAAACTGGCCTATCAGAACAAGAAATTCGCACTGCGATTTTTAAGCTAAAATCAACCAGCAACTTAACCATCAAATCAACCAGCAAATATTCAATAATATCAATAGTTAACTGGTCTTTGTACCAAGACGATCAACCAACAACGGCGCACGAGAGCAACCAACGAGCAACCACAATAGAAGAAGGGAAGAAGGAAAAGAATAAAGAATATAATTTTGCGCAGGATGTTTTGCAGGCATGGATGCAAGCCTACCCGAAGGTTGATATTCAGGCCGAGATTAAGAAAGCTATGGCATGGGAAGCAAGCAATCCAAGAAAGGCAAAGAAAGACAAGCGCAGGTTTATGAATAACTGGCTGGCAAATGCAAAGCCATCCCCTGCCAAACCAAAAGACACCAGCGACAAAATGGAACTTCAAAAGCAACTTATGGGGATTAGCGATGTTTGAGCATTATTTGATTGCGGCTCTTTTCGGCAACCCGTCCGGTATTCTGGACGCTGACTTGTCAGAAGAAGATTTTAGAGATGATTTTTGCCGTTTTGTATTTACCCGCTTAAGGGAACTATGGGCAGAAAAGCAATCTTTCTCAATTGCTGATTTTGTCAAAGTCCTATCATCAGATGATTTTGAAAGCCTTAGGGATATAACCGACCTTGCGATGTCAACCAGCGGAGAGCAAATCCGTGACTATTCCTTGGCGATACGGCAGGAGACTGAAAAAGAGCGCATTTTGTTTGCAATATCCCAAATTAACGAAAAAATGTCACTTGCGGAGATACGGGAAACATTATCTGCGGTGAAAAATTCAGAAAGCAGAAGCGACAAGTCAAAGACCGCTGCGGCTGTACTGGAAGAAATTAAGCAATCTTTGGAAATGCCGCCATCTTGTGACAAGACTGGGATTTACCAGCTTGATATGGCAATGGGCGGCGGCCTGTATTCCAGTTTTGTTTACGGTTTATGCGGGGCTGAGAAGTCAGGTAAGACAACTTTAGCGCATACAATCAGCTACAATCTGGACAAACAGGGTACAAATCACGCTTATTTCGCGCTGGAAATGGGTTCAATGTACATCGAGCAGAGAAATATCAGCCGTGACTTGGGTATAAACTCGCTGGCTTTTTTGAATAAACGGGATGAAATTAAAAAGCGGCTGGCAGAAGTTAAGCCAAGGAAACACACATTTTACGTGGACGCGCCCAGCTTTACAGTGAATGAGATTATCGAAGAAGCAAGCCGCATGGTTACAAAAAGCGGCATAAAAGGGTTCATTGTTGATTACTGGCAGCTTGTATCTGGTGCAGACAATAGGCAGACAGAAGAAAAGCACCTTCGGGATGTGGCCCAGAAGCTGGCAGACTTCGCCAAAAAGAATAAAATCTGGGTTGTTATTCTCGCCCAGATGAACCAAGACGGAAAACTTTTCGGCGGAGGTGGATTGAAAAAAGCCTGTGAGCAGCTTTACATGATACGCCAAGTCGAGGGCGCAGACGACATGCGCTGGTTAGAAATGGACGCGACTAGATACACGCTAAAAGTAAACGTTGGCAGCGATGCGGTTCCGTCAATGGCGATGGAAACCAAGGTCGGGCCATATTTCAGGGAAGTTTAAGTTGGATAAAAACATATCATTCATAGCGCAGGAAAACACCATCCTCCGCAATGAAAACAAACAGCTAAAAGCGCAAAACGAGAATTTCCGCGCGATTGTAGCGGAATTACGTGAAATTGTAGAAAGGCAGAAGAAATGATCACATTTGCTCAAATATCAGGCGGGAGAACGAGTGGGTATATGGCCTATTTGCTTAAAAATAATAAAGATACCGTTTTTATGTTCCAAAACACAGGACGCGAAGCATCGGTTACTTATGATTTTATTAACAAGATGGATATAGAATGGGGCTTAAATATCGTCTGGTTAGAATATTACTGTCCAGATCCGCTTAATAAAGCCGGCTTTAAAATTGTCGATTACGCCACGGCAAACAGAGAAGGCGCACCATTTGCGCAGCTAAACGCAAAAAGAAAAGCAATACCGAATAAATTTAAGCGTTTTTGCACCAGTGAGTTAAAAGTAAAAACTGCGAGAAGGTACATCAGGTCGCAAGGGCATAAAAAGTGGAACTACGCCATAGGGTATAGATCGGATGAGCCTAACAGGATTGTGCGTTCTGACTCTATGCAGTCTGCTATAACGCCATTAAGGGATTTAGGCATCACATCTCGTGATGTCGCGGAGTTTTGGAAACATAATGGTTTTGATTTAGATTTACCTATCATGCCGAATGGAAAGACCGTGGGCGGGAACTGCGAAGGGTGCTTTTTCCACAGCGAGTATCAAAACGCCATGCTTTGCAGAACAAATCCACAAAGTGTTGAATGGCTTATCGCGCAGGAAAAAAAACACGGGCATACATTCAATGACGGTTATTCATTTGAAGAATTGGCACAAAACGTAAAAAAAGCCCCTGATTTTGCTTTTGAAGAAACAGACCATTATTGCATGGAAACAAACGGAAGCTGCGGGGTATAAAGATGACAGAAAAGAGAACAATTCAGTATGACTGCGGATGTTTACCGCCCATGTGCGGTATATGTTCAGACTGTGCGGAGAAATACCCTTGGCGGTTTGACGCTTCTATACCTGTTCCGAACCAAAAACCAGACTGGGAAAAGGATTTTGAATATACTGCAAAGTACAAGGCAACATGGGAGACATGCGCTAAGGAAATATACGAAAGGGGGTGGAGAGACGGATATAAAGCAGCCACCCCAGTAGAAGGGGGTGAAAAATGATCTCATTCACCCTATTCGGATTTCGCATAAACATCCGCAAAGAACGCAAACCTAACCCAAGGGATTGCAGGGGCTGGCATAGGCGGTGCAGAGAAGCCAAAAAGACGACAACAGCATCACTACGTAAGCAATACAGTTTAAAATAGCGAAATTCAATAGGACGTGCGCCGTACAAAAAAAGAAAGGCACTTAGATGTATAGATTTGACCTAGAAAAAAACAACGACCTTACAAAGGCCGCTAGGGCTGTTTTAGCCCATAGCCCAGAAGATCAGCCTTGGGAAGCATATCGCGGTGATATGTTGTGCCTGCATGGTGATAGTATTAAATGGCTGGCAGAGCGTTCTATTCGAAACGAGCCTTCCTTGGGTTATACTAAATACGTTCCTTTTGCGGGGATTGAGTAATGCACCACAAATTAAAAACCTACATTCAAGGCATAAAGCAGGACGCGCCGGATTTCACTTGGCATCCCAGCGCATTGCATAACAAACTGGCAGAGGTATTACCGCCTTATGCCGTATATGGCCTGTTTCGTGACGCATGGCAGCGGGAAGACCACATATTCATTCAGGATGAGCTGTTGTTGCCGTTGGCACGTAAGCAGGGGCCATTGATTGAAAAGGTACTGGGGAAAGTGTTTATTGAACGGGTGATTAAATGATTAATCAAATACATTTGGGCGATTGTCTGGATTTTATGCGGGAAATGCCCGACAAGTGTGTGGATTTGGTTTTGACTGATCCTCCTTTTGGAATGAAATTCCAATCAGGAAGAAGAGAAGAAAGGCATGAGAAAATAGATGGTGATGATAATTTAGACTGGCTTCCGCAGTGGGCAGAAGAAACCTTTAGGATTTTAAAGGAAGATGGTCAGGCTTATATATTTTGCAGCTGGCATAAAGTAGATATATTTAAAACGGAAATAGAAAAGCATGCTAAAATTAAAAACATCCTTATTTGGATGAAAAACAATCATGGCAGCGGTGATTTATTTGCTGATTTTGCGCCACAATATGAAATGATTATATTTGTTAACAAATTAAATAAACACCTCATTGGTAAGCGTGAAAGCAATATTTTAAAATTTCAAAAAACAGACAATGCACTACATCCAACGCAAAAGCCCATTGATTTAATTGGATACATTGCAAGCAAGTCTATTTCTTCTGGTACAGTCTTCGACCCCTTCTCCGGCTCAGGTACAACCGCCATTGCGTGTCACGACCTTGGCCTTGATTTTATCTGTGTTGAAAAAGACCCAGATTATCACGCCGCAAGCGTTAAAAGGCTGGAAGAGCATAAACGGCAGGGCAGGTTGTTTTAAAAAGCAATAAAATTACCAAAAAAACCTATTGCATGACGCTAAAGTCATGGTAATATAGGTTATAGGATCAAGAGTGGATCAAGAAACACAGGAGAGAGACAATGAGCCCACATAAAGCAGTAATCAGAAAAAACGCAGACGGCCATTTTTATGCCTTGATCGTTAGAATTGACCGTGATGGCGAAGAAAATGTTATTAATGGATATGAAGGCCGCCACTTTAAAACTCTAAAGGCTGCGGAAAAATCAACATCCAATTACATTGCGAAAATGTCATGAAGTGGGACAAGGAATTTTACACTGTTGGCGCAGTTTGGAAAATGCTCAAAAATGGGAAAATTGATAAGGATTGCGCCATTTACTTGCTTAAAACCCGCGCAAAGGTAAAACCAGCAAAAGAAACGGTTGAGCTTTGGCTCACATCTTATCCGATGCGGCATTTAAAAGCGGGGCTAAATCAATGACAGACGCGGAATTTCTTAGATCGGTCGGCCTGTATTATTCAAAGATCGCCATTCACATGGGTGTAACACAGGGAACGATTAAAAACTGGGCATGTTACGGCATACCGACAGATAAAAGGCAAGCCGTATTAGACCTGAAAGAAGCCGTAAAGCAAGTGATTGGCGAAGGGAAATAGAAAGCAATAATATTGCGCAGATTGTTGTTGTGATAAGATAGCATTGTGGTAATATCAAGATAGAGCAACACAGAAAAGGGATTTTAAAAATGACCGAAGAACATAAACACACGCCGCTGCCTTGGATATTTCAAGAAAACAGGTCTGGCATGATTAGCAATGATGTGGTGCCAGAGAGCGGCGGCAATACCATTGCAGCCTATACGGGAAAAGAAGACGCCGCCTTTATCGTAAAAGCCTGTAACGTCTACTACGAAAACGAAGCGATCAAGGCTGAACTACTGGCGGCTTTGGAGGTTTGTATTGATATGCGGAAAAACCCAGAAGGCGTGTCATATCAAGCCGCTAAATCCGCGCTAGCAAAAGCCGATGCCGCAATCACCCGCGCAAAAGGCGGTGTAGAATGACCTACCACACAGGCGCATTGTCAGAGGATGCACGTATTGCAAGTCTAATGGGCTGCACAAGGGGCACAGTCACCCGCTGGCGGCTAGGCACTACCAAGCCAATGGAAGCAACAAAACGGCTTGCCAAGGCTATTATGGATGAAGTGCCGGAGTATTTGAAATGACAGAAATAACATATGAAGGCTTACTCAAAGCACAGCAGATATATTATGAAACAAGAGACTATAGCTATCCTCTTGAATTATACGGGCCAGTGCCGTTTGATTTTTTCATTGAGAAAATGATACAGCACAAAGGGCGAGTTGTTGTTTATTGAAGGGAATTATAATGCCACTAAAATCTGGAAAATCAGACAAGACAATCAAGGAAAACATCAAGCGCCTGAAACAAGAGGGAAAGCCGCAAGCACAAGCCGTGGCGATTGCTTTGAGTAAGTCTGGCAAAAGTAAGAAATAAACGCTTGCGCCGCATAATCATGCCGCATATACTTATGGCATGGTTAGACCTACGCTTTACAATGATGAAATCTTGAAAAAAACCGCCGAGTATATCAACGGTGGCTGGCGTGAATTGGGACAGAAAATCCCAAGCATTGCAGGACTTGCTGTTTCTCTAGGTATTAGCCGCGAGACTGTACACGCATGGGTAAGAGACGGTGATAAGCCACAGTTTTCTGACATTATTGAAAATCTCCTGACGCATCAGGAAGATGTTTTGCTTTCAAACGGCCTAGACGGTACGTACAATCCCACCATTACCAAGCTCATTCTGGGTAAGCATAATTACCACGATAGCCAAAAGACAGAGCATAGCGGTTCTGTATCTATCAAAAACATTCTTGAAGAAATCCAAAACGGGAGTTAACAAATGGCCGATGAAGTCATTATCAGTGAGCGTTCTTCACCTTCGCCCCTGCAATCAGGACAGACAACATCCGCAGATTACGGGCAGCGTGTTACAACGCAGGTTCTTGATGCCGGGGTAAAGTCAGCAGCCTTCAACGCGCAGACAAAAGCCATTCTGATTACCGCTAATGGCGCGGACCTTTGGTATAAGATCGGTGATACAAACGTATCAGCCGTGGCAAATACCGATGGAAATGAGTTCCTTCCTGCTGACCAGTCGCGGCTAGAGGTCGTCAAGGCAGGGCAATTTATTGATACAGCCGCAGACGCTTAAGGGGAAATAACATGAACGACAAGTACGCTCTTGCATATATGAACATCAACGAACTGGCAGAACTGGCTGCACCTGCGTCCGGTGACTTCCTTGTTATCTGGGATGCTTCTGCTGGCGAGTTTAAGAAAATAGACGCGACTTACTACGCCGCTGCCTAATGGATCAGGATACCGCCAAGCTAAAGATGCTCTTGTCGTCCAAGGCTTGGCGGATGTCCAATCTTTACTACATCAAGGATAAGGAAGGGCGGGAGGTAAAATTCTCGCCCAATTCCGCACAAAGAAAGCTCATGGAGAACAGCCATGAGTTTAATGTTATTCTGAAAGCCCGTCAGCTAGGGTTTTCCACGTTCATTATGGTTCACATATTGGATGAATGTTTGTTTAAGAAGAATATTTCAGCAGGTGTTATCGCTGCCACACGTGAAGACGCGGAAGACTTATTCGGGAATAAGATCAAGTTTGCCTATGAGCGACTGCCGCAGTGGTTAAGGGATAATATACCAGCCGTGACAGACAGCGCACGCAAGATGTCATTCAGCAATGGATCGTCAATAAACATCGGCACATCCTTACGTGGCGGTACTTTCCAGATATTGCATGTATCCGAGTACGGTAAAATCTCCGCAAGATACCCAGATAAAGCCGTTGAGATCAAAACAGGGGCATTAAACACCGTACAAGCCGGACAGCAGATTTACATCGAGAGTACGGCAGAAGGTAACAGTGGGGAGTTTTTCGAGCTTTGTGAGCGTGCCAGACGCCTGAAGGAAACAAACGCTCATCTATCGCCGCTTGATCCGAAGCTATTCTTTTTCCCGTGGTTTGAGGATAAAAGCTACACACTGGATGAGCCTTACATCAGCAATACGATTGTTGATGTGGAAATGCAGGAATATTTTCAGAAACTATATAATCTCGGTATTGAGTTAAGCCCCGGTCAAAAGGCATGGTACGTCAAGAAGAAAGAAACTCAGGGCGATTACATGCTGCGTGAGTATCCCTCTACGCCGGAAGAAGCCTTTCAGCAGTCAATGGAAGGCGCGTATTATACCAAGCAAATGACGCTTATTCGTGAACGTGGGCAGATTACAACTGTTTCCCATGACCCACGGCATAAGGTTTATACCTTCTGGGACATTGGCTTGAACGATGATATGTCAATCTGGTTCTTTCAGTATATCAACAACCAACGCCGCATGATTGATTACCACGAGAGCCATAACGAGGGATGGGATTACTACGCTAGAATGTTGCTATCAAAGCCGTATGTTTATCAAGAGCATATCTGGCCCCACGATGGCGCAAAGCGTATTCAGGGGCGCGAGGTTCAAACGTCAAAGCAATTGGCGCAATCTGTCGGCATTAATCCCATTCGCATTGTTCCCAGAACACAGGATGTCGGGAAAGATATTCAGAACTTTTGCAAGCCAGTTTTGGCGCAGACATGGTTTGATGAAAAGCATTGTTCAAAGGGCATCAAACATCTTGACAATTATAGGCGTGAATGGGACGATAGGCATGGAGTATGGAAAGATAAGCACCTGCATGACGATGCAAGCCATTGCGCAGATGCTTTCAGAACGTACGCCGTAGGGTTTAACGAAGTACCAGTGACAACAGACGGGGTTTATCATGTTGTTCACACGGAAAACGTTTCATATGACACAGACCCGTATAATCTGTAAGGGGGACACATGGGCGGCCTTAATCCATTTTCAAAACCAAGTATGCCAAAGGTTGAGACGGTAAAGCAAAAGACAGCCGAAGAAAAAGCGGCTGAAATCTCGGCAGCACAAGATGAGGAGAAACGCCGCCGTACATTACAGGCTGGTCGTGGCTCTACAATGCTGTCAAGCGGAACATCAGGGGATGATAACGGTATTGCAACAAAACGTCTTCTGGGTGGTTAAATGGGCATAGCTTCTGAACTAATCCAGAAACAGGGTCAACTTGCATCTGACCGCAGCACATTTGAACAGCATTGGGCAGAAGTAGCCCCGCTTGTGTTGCCCCGTCAGGATGAGTTTTTCGGCAGCAAGAGGGAAGAAGGCGAGCGCAGAACTTCAAAGAAGTTTGATGATACAGCCACCCTTGCTTTGGACCATGGCGCAGCCGCCATTGAAAGCGTTGTATCTCCACGTGGTACACAATGGCACAAGATTGGCCTTCCAGAGGAAATTGAAGACGATCAGGCATCTCAAGAGTGGGCAGATAAACTAACAAGTTTTTTATTCAAGCGCAGGTATTCAGCGCGGTCTAACTTTGCATCACAGCTTCACGAGACTTATTTATCCCTGCTGGCCTTTGGCACAGGGATTATGATTGTTGAAGATATGGTTGGAAGTGGTATTCGCTATAAGTCGGGCCATGTAGCCGAACATTTCTACATGGAGAACAATCGCGGCTTTATTGATGTAGATTATCGGAAGTACAGGCTTACAGCGCGGCAAGGTATGGAGAAATGGGGTGATAAAGCCCCTCCATGTGTAAAGAAAAATTTTGAGAAACACCCAAGCCAGAAACTTGAATTCCTGCATGTTGTGATGCCAAACGAGAACGGTGATGGTGACATGCCGTTTGTTAGCTATCATATCTCTATTGAAGATAATTCACTGATTGACGTAGGTGGCTATAACTCTTTTCCGTATATTATCAGCCGATGGACGACAAGCCCCAACGAGATTTACGGTCGCAGCCCCGCAATGTCTGTGCTGGCTGAAATCAAGATGCTTAACGCTGTACGCAAGACAGACCTTCGCGCACGCCATATGGCTGTGGACCCGCCTATTCTGGCAGCAGATGAGCGTTCAATCCGCAAGTTTTCCATGCAATCAGGTAAGATTAACTACGGCACATTGGGAATGAACGGCGAGCCTTTGGTTCGTCCTTACCAATCAGGTGCGAGCATTCCAACGTCAAGCGACACCATCGAGGAAAGCCGCCAGTTTATTAACCGTGCATTCTTTCTTAATCTGTTTCAAATCCTTGTGGATGCACCCGCAATGACGGCAACAGAGGTTTTGCAAAGAGCGCAGGAAAAGGGGCAGCTTCTGACCCCAACCGCTGGCAGACAGATGTCCGAATTGTTAGAGCCGCTTATCATGCGGGAAATTTCTATTTATGAGCAATACGGTATGTTTGAGGATGGCGCACCTTTGGCAATGCCTGACGCTGTCAAGTCGCAAGAAGGCCGATTTGATATTGTTTATACT